GCTTCGGAAAGCCGGACATCTGCCGAAAGAACTCGGTACTCCCGGCAAACTTGGTCTGGGCCATGGCGCCAAGTGAGCTATCGGTAGTCAGTAGCACTGCGTTGATGTTGGCGATGTTGCTAGCGCAGGCCCCCACGCGGATATCCATGAGGCCGAGCGCCCATGCGGACGAATATTTGGTCTGCGGTCCAGCCATTTTCGTTTTCTCCTTTTCTAAAGTTTCGGCAAATCAAGCCATCAAAAGACCACCAAGAATCGGTGGAGACAATCTACACCGACAAACTGTTACACCCGGCCCTGGCTCCGTCCATCAATCGTGTTGATATGCCCACAGCCCCGCCTCAAACATTTTATTTCGACAAGACCGTCAATTCGAATAAACACTTTGCGATCACCGTCACGGCGCATTCCAAAGACGAACTCGATTCGCCCTCCAGGAAGCCTTTTGGCAATCTTCTTTCTGCATTTCTCGCAATAGAACCATTCGCAACGGTCAGAATCGTCAGTATCAAATCGCTCTTTCATCCGTTGGCCACCCAGACCAAGCGATAGGTCAGAATTCGATAATTGGTTTGATCAGCAGCCGGCATGTCGCCGGAGTCCCTTGGGTGCTTTTCAACCTGCATGGCGCCGATCGAATCGTGGGAAGACGTTGCGCTGTTCCAGGCTACCATCGGAATCCGCTTGCATCCGTCCGGCATGTCATCGTCGCGAAGCGCATCTCGGATAAAATCGACCTGTTCGCTCAACGTAACGCATTCTGGATCCCTTCTCGAACAGCACATAATCCTCAACGACGGCTGAAACCGGCCGTCTATTTCTTCAAGCCCGCCAGGATCGACAACAAACCACCGTACCGGCTCGGCCTTGAACACGGCCGGGTCCATGAAGGTCTTGTCGAAATAGACGGCGTCTCCGAGGAGGTCCACAAAGAACTTGCGAAGCGATTCTCGGTAAACGCTGTCCTTGGCCTTGTTTTCCATGCGCTATGATCTTCCGCTCGCTTGCTATAATACGAAAATTATGGCCGCCACATTCTGGTGATGGCCCTGAACGATTCCGCCGCCCTTGCCGGCCACCGGTCCTGCTGATATTCATTGCTCGAAGGCCCGAAAAGCGGCCTCAAGCGTTCGTTGACCTTGGCATACATGGCAATCGGCTTCCTTTTCCCGCGGCGGTTCTCGCGAGTGCTGAACCAGGATTTCCCGCCACTGTCCTTGGCCCACGCGGGAACCCCGGCGAACCATCCGGCCCGCGCGCCCCTGGCCCGGTTGTTGATGGTGATGGATTGTATCAAATCGCCGAAGAGGACCCAAAACTTACCGATGGATCCTGTCCGCATTTTTTTCCAGTCGGCGTACCACTCGCTGTACGGATTGGACGCCCATTGGCTGGCGTACTTCTGAGTGACAATCGCTTTGACTAGCTCGTCGCGGTATTCCTCGGCGCAGGTTCTAGGCAGCTTGCTCTTTTGGGCCTTAGCCATTATTTCAAGACGCAGTAAGGCCTGGCGGTATCGATCGTAGTGGGATTTCCTGGGGGACATTGAGACGATCAACGGGTATCCTCCGCGAGCATGGCAACCCACACGTTGTTGTAGCGGCGCTTCTTGACATCCTGGACCCAGTAATACTCCGCCGTCGTGACGAAACTGCAGGTGTCGCCTTCCGCCCAAGTGCCGGCAAAGAAATTGGATGGGATGGTGAAGAAGTCCTCGACAGCCAGGGCAGTCCCGACAACGCCGGCGACATCCACGGCGCCGACATCGCTTCCTGAAACGCTGAAGGAAGTCGGGCTGTCGAAGGTGATGGTCCAGGTCTCCGAGATAGGTGAAAACCCGAGGGCTATGGCGGCCCCGGCAGTGATCGTTCCGTCCTCGCTGTTCTTGGAAACCGTACCTATTTCAGAAACATCGAACCGGTCGTCCTGGCTGATCAGGTCGGAGGCCGAAATGTAAAGTTCCTCTCGCTTCAGGCCTAGGTTGGCGATCTCCTCGTCGACCTCAAGCTCGTTGCCGTAGAGGTATTCGGTCATCAGCGCGTAGCAGCCTGTCTTGAAGATCGTCCACCCTGGCCCCTGGCGATAGCGGGCATCACGGGTGGAAACCGATGGTCGCAAAATCCTACCGATGGTGTTGGTCTTGTAGAAAACGCTGCTGTACTGGTAGATCTCGTCTTCAAGGGTTACCGGGGTCTTGTTCATGACCAGATAAATCATGCCGTCCGTCATGGACAACCTGTCGCCGGCATCTATCGACGTGTCGTAGGCAAGAACCGCCTCGACGAAAAACTCGCGGATGAACGGCTTGGTCACCTGCTTGTTCAGAATCACCTGTACATATTCGCCGGTGTCGCCAACCGCGGCGGGAAGGATCGTCACCTTGGTGCCGACCTCCTGCAAGACTTCCTTGATATCCGGGCCTATGCTCATCGCCGCAAGCTCCTACTGCTGCAACGCGTCGTAAACGTCGGAGTAGTCGGTCACGTCGCGTCCCAGCTCGTCATAGGCATGGCGGGTGCCGATCTGTTGCCCGAAGAAGGAAGCCGGATTGATCCCTTCGGCGGCGGCGAACTGCTCGGGACGCTCTTCCTTAATTTTTTCGAACGCGGCGTCCTCGACCTTGATGATCTCGCCGTAATGTTTGAACCGTTCGCCGAGGTTGATCTGGTCAACCTTGAACTTGCGCGCCGATTCGACGTAGAGCATATAGACCAAATGGCGGCGGGCTCTCCGCTTGAACCATAGCGACTGAAAGTCGGTCGAAACGGACGCCAGGGCCCACCCCGTTTCCTGGGCGGCCTCCGCGAAAGCGTTGGTGTAATCCTCGTCTTCCAGGTAGTCGGCCAGGCTTTTCAATTCCTGGGAGAGAAGCGTTTTCAGGGAGGAAGCATCCATTTAAAGTCCGGCCTCCATGGCAAGGATTTGATGGATCATTTTGTCGATCGACTGGCGCGCATCGATCTTGGCGCCGAACACCTTGGTCGCGTAATCGCGGAGCTGGCGCTTGACCTTCGCCAAATTGACGGCTGAAACCTTGTCGCCGTCGAGGCATGCCGGGCGCTCCACGTTTACGGCGGGCTTTGCCTTTGCGGCCTGAGATGCAGCAGGCAACGCAGCCGAAGGCTTGACGGTGTCCCGTCTCGGCTCCGAAAACCGCTTGTGCAACAATTCGCGGATCCGGGACGCTTCCGCCGCGGGATACTCGGACAGCCATGACGCCTCGATGGTCGGTTCTTTGTGCGGCGGCCGAAATACGACCTTGGCCTGATACGGATGATCGAATCGGCGAAGCAGGATATTTTCGGCGGCGGCCCGGGCAACCACCTTCGGAGCTAAGGTTTTCTGGACAAACGCCTCTTGGGCCTCCCCGGCGAACTCGAGCACCGCCAAAGCGCCGGCACCGGCCAGAATGCGCTGGCGGTCCATCCGCAACTGGCGGGCAATTCCTGCAGGAAACGGGTATTCGAATTCCGATCCGACAGGGTAGCCGCCCTTGGGCCCGTCGGCGCAAAGCAAATGCCGGCGGACCCGCACCTTCTTGATGTCGTCTTTCATTGAAAAGACCTCCATTGAAATTCAGCCGATTACGGCATTGTGGCGTTGCCGGATGCGATTTCGAACATCGTCGGCGCGTCTTCGAAAACGATGTTGCTGGTCAGCGCCGTAGTACCGGGCGTGACAACACCGTGTTCGATCTTAAAAATGGCCGGCCTGGCTAAGACCGGCCATTGGGTTTTCGTTTGCCCCTCGCAGGGAGCCCCGGTTACAAGACCTCTACGCTGTAAACGGCATCCTCGAAGAACAGAACGGGAAGCCCCTTGTTTTGCACCCGGATGAACACGCCGTCCGGATCCCACTTGAAGTTGCGGTCGACCTTCATCCCGTAGTGCCGGTCCAAGTCGAAAGGCGCTTCGGCAAACTCGGCCAGCTTCTGCCCCTCGACGGATTCCGCGAACACGGTAAACCGATTGGTCGGCAAGAACTTGCGAACGGTGTAGATGTAGTCCGACTGGCTGCGCAGCGCCGTAGTAATGGTCCCGGTTGCAGTAATGGTGCCGGCAGTGGCGCTGGTCGCAGTCACCGTCATGGCCTCGGTCAAGGTAGGCTTGCCACCATCATCGCTGACGCGCACCCCGTAGATCGTGTCCCCGACAGCGATATCCTTTACTTCATCGACGTAGATCGTGTGGGGCCCGGCACCGGCAGAAAGCGCGCTGGTCAGCCAGCAGCGGACCTCGTACATCTCGTTGTTGACCATGAAGTTTTGGACGCCAAGCAGGGCGCGGAGGACTTCGGCCGGGCGGGTCATCAGGTCGCCGTCGCCAAAGGCGGACTTGGTCAGAAGGCTCTGGACGCCCTTGTTGAGCACCATGGCCCGAACAACTTCGCTGGTCACCATGACATGGGTGATCGGCGCCTGGGCGTGATACTCGAAGAATTCCACGATATCGAACCAGTCTTCCAGCACCTTGGAGGTGTCCTGGTCCCACTTGCGGGCCGCTTCCAGCTCGGGAAAGTGGGTGGAGGGAATCCCGTAATCGACGGAAACCTTGTTGCCCCGCTTGTCCAGGTAGGTGAAACTGCCGTTGGTCAGCATCTGGCAGAACATCCACTCCTTGCGCCGGTCGCACCGGTTGCGCAGCTTGTTGGTTTCGCGGGCCAACAGTTTAGTGGCCGCATAGTGCTTGCGGCTGTCGCCCGGCTCGCGGATGTTGTTCATGAAACTGGCCCCCAGATAGGCCTTCTCTTTCCAGAAAGCCGCGTGGGCCTGATGGCCGGACACCCCTTCGATCCCAATCATGGGGGCCGGAGCATCCTCGGCGGCAAACGGCATGATGCCGCGGTTGCCGATCTGTGCTTCCCAGTAGATGTCTTCGGATTCGTACCGGTCGGAACCGAACATCTTGGTCAGGACGAGATTCGGCGCGGTGGTGAACCGGGTGATCAGTTTTTGAAGCGCGGTCTGCTTCAGCTCGGGAATGTTATTCATGGCGTTTTTCTCCTTTCGAATGTCTGATTCGTCCGGCGGTTTGTCCGCCGATTCATTTCCTCGTTACTTGAGGATCAACCAGTTGCCGGACTGAACCGCGCCAAGATCGGTGATCGCCCCGGAATCAAGGTTGTAAAGTGCGCCGACGTTGAGAATGGCATTACTGATGACAACGACTCCCTGGCCGCCCTGGGCATTGGCGCCGACACCGGTGTTGACCCCGCCGACCAACACGCCAACGGCGGTTTGGTACGGGCTGGAGGTGTCGGTTTGGATCACGATGCAGCCGCCATTGGCTGAATCGACCGCGGAAAGATCGGTCTGGACGATGGTGATAACCGCCTTGTCCTTGTAGGTGGTCCGGTCGATTTGGGTGATGGCCCCGCAGTCGATGGCGGTCGTGTCGTTGTCCAGGGCCGCGATGTGATCGCCCACCATGAATTTGTAGGAATCGTCCATGGTGACATCGAGGGTGGTAGCGGCGGATCCCGGATCGGAAAGCAGGTAGGCCGCGCCGAACATGGTCGACAAGGCCGCTGCCAGCCCACCGGCCGCGTTCTGGGGCGTGTAGGGAACATACTGGTACAGGCGGCTGGTCGATTCGCTGATCTTGCCCATGACCGCCCCCGCCGGGATGTAGCCGTACCCGGGCGGGATGATGACCGGAACCTGCAAAATGGCATCCAGGTTGCAGGGGCCAAAGATCGAACGCCGGTCAATCTGCCCACCACGAAGAATGTGAGGGGTGTCTCCATAAAGAGTGTTCATGTTGTGATCTCCTTTTTCAAAACGGTTTCAGAACAGATGAACCGGCGTTGCCGGCGCGTTACGCTTATTCGCCCTGTGCCCCCTGGCCAACGTGCTTGAGCATCTTGTCGACCATTGCGTCTTCCTTGGCCTCGGCCTCGGCGGCCGGCTCATCGCCGTCAGGCTGGCGCCCGTGGTAGCCGCCCCCGGCCACTGAACTGGCCGAGCTGTCGCCCACCGACCATTCAGCGACCTCCTTGTTGACGGCCTCCTTGAACGCTGCCGCGTCAAACTCTCCGTTTTCCGCGTTGCAGAACTTGGTCGGATCGATATAGGCCTTGATCTTGGCGTGCAGATGAACGGGAACGGTACTCTTGGACAGGATCTCGGCGAAGACGCCCTCGGCCGTCGCCTTGATAGCCGCCTGGCGTTCGCGTTCCTCGCGGATGGCGTCCTTGCGTTCCAGTTCCTTGATCTTCTCGGCCAGGCCGGCGTTGTCCTGCTGGGCCTTGGTCATTTCTTTTTCGAGATCCGCCTTCTGGGAATTGAACTTTGCCTCGGCCTCGGCCTTTCCTTCGCTCACGCCTTCGGCTTTGGCGGCGGCATAGACGTCCGGGTGGTCCTTCTTCAGTTGTTCCAAATCCATGGCAACTTCCTCCTTTTCGATGATGTAAGAAATGAAAGTGGACAGGTCTGTTTCAATGCGGTCGATCATGCCCAATGCCAAAGCCGGCTCGGCCAAAAAAATCTTGCCATCGGCCATTTTCAGAACTTCGTCGGAAGTCAGCCCGCGGCCGCGCGCCATGGTGTCGACGAAGATGGAATAGGTTTGATCAAGACGTTCCTGGATGTAGGACCGGGCCTCTTCGGAAAGCGGTTCGGCATCGTTGCCCATCGCCTTGTATTTGCCGGCAGTCAGGTAGGTTACCTTGACACCAAATTTTTCATCGGCCTTGCTGTAATCGATGTGCATCGAAATCACGCCGATGGAACCGACGTAGGCGGTCCGGGGCGCGGCAATTTCCTTTGCGGAGCTGGATATCATCAGTGCCGCACTGGTCATCTGGCCATTGGCGTATGCGTAGATCGGCTTCTTTTGCGCGGCCCAATGGATAAAGTCGGACAACTCCAAGGCGCCGTCGACGGTGCCGCCGGGGCTGTCGACATCCAGCACGATCACTTTCACGGACGGATCCGCCAGTGCGTCACCGATCGTTTTCCGGAGGCCCTCGTAGGTCGATTCGCCGAAAAGGATGGACCAAAAATCCTCCTCCTTGATCAGCGCCCCGCGAACGGACACGATCGCAACGCCGTTTTGGACGTTGTACCTTTGGCGCTCCTTGGCGTTGTTGAACACTGAGGCAAGCTCGGCCGCTCCCTGGTTGCCGGACTGGAGGCTGAGCACCATGGAGTTTAGGGCATCCTCGGTAATCGCCCACACAGGCTTGCAAAACCTGTCGAACAACCCTTCGAGTGCTTGAGGCGGCATCTAGCTCCCCTTTCATCTCACCAAAAAAACGAAGAAGGCCAGCACAGAGGGTACGGCCTCCGTACTGGCCTTCTTCCAACAATCGCAGCGGGTCGCGACTCCCAGTGCGAATCTGATTGTCAAAAAAACCGTTGAATCAATAACAGATCAATCTGTAACACTTGGCATTAATCGTCTTTTTCGACCGCCTGTTTTCCTTTTTCGCCTTCCACTTTTTCTTGGATCTGTTCATCGTCCTGGGTGTAAATCAGTTCCGGGAACAGCTCGTCTTCAGTCGCTTTCTTCAAGCGGTGGCGCCCATACCCGCCAAATCCGAGGCGTTCCGCCACGGACTTCTTGGATACCCCGAGGGTTTCGGTCAAGGGTCCGTGCTTGGTTCCCATCAGGCCCTTGGCCCTCGATTCGTAATCAATGCTCTCCGAAATCGGGTAGCTGACATCGATCAATTGTTCCGGGCGCTTGCGAACTTTCCCGATAACTGGCTCGCGGTTCTCGAACGCCACTACCTCCTTGATCTCGTAAAACTCCTTGACCTTGCCGGCAAAAGACTTGAGGTAGAAAACGGACCCCCAAAAATCATAGCGCCACCAACGGTCGAAGTAGGCAATTTCGTCCGAGGTCCGATCGCTCATCGGCCCGCGGCTTGCCTTTATCCCGCCATAGGTCCCCTTGGCCGTGCCGGTCATGGTGTCCCGCGGCTCGTTCATGCCGGATGCAGCCATTTCGAGAATGTCGGTGTCCGTCTCGCTGATCTTCGGAAGCTGTGGGTTGACAACCTGAACCTTTATCCCGGGCGGGACAAACAGGCGCGCCCCTGGAACGATGGTTTGCATGAGCCCGGTGCTGCGCCGTTCTTCCTCGGACAACGACGCCCAGTATTTGAACGTCCTCAGATCTCCGAAAGTAAACGTCCAGGCATAGGCACCGGATGACTTTTTGTGGTCGATTTCGTATTTCTTGAGCTGCTCGTAGTGGTTCAGCCACTCGATAGTGGTGCGAAGGTAGCTCACCGCCCGACGAGTGATCACGCCCTTATCCCATGCCACGACAAACCGGCGGAAATAGCCGATCTGTCGGTATCGCGGAAGCACCAGTTTCGGCTGAAGCCGTTCGTTGTAATCGTTGTGGTCGACAACCTCCTTGGCTATTTCTGGATCCCTAGCAACAAATATGCTCGGAATTTGTTCGATGATCTGGATGCCGCCAGGGTCGGTGATATTGTAGAAAACCGGCAAGGTGTCTTTCTTCGGGTGAAAAATTATTCCAGAGCCTTCATCGCCGTGCTGGCCGAGGCGCATCGGATCCACGAAATCGACCTCGACAAACCCATCGAGATGAAGCGTCAGGATCAGGAAAAGTTCGCCCTCGATGAAGGCCCTGTTGAGGTATTTCGGCAAAAAGTTGTAAAGACGGTTGCGCCAGTCAAGTTCCGTTTCTTCGATGGCCGCCTGAATTTCTGGAATAATGGACGAGGTTTCAAACCCCATCCCGGCAATTCTGCCGACAACCCCGCGAACACTGGTATTGACCTGCGGATTTCGATGAAACATCCGCCAGCATTCTCTTTGTGACCGCTCGCGGGTCCATGAATCGATATCCTTGCTGGTGGCGTATGATAGCGGGAACCCGTCTGCGTCCACATCGGCAGACGGATCGACGGTGCGGGAGGCAGGTTGCCATGGAACGATGAGCTTGATATTATTGAGTAAGTCTTCGTCCAAACTGGCGAGTCCGGCAAGGGCGCTTTCAACGTCCGGCCGGGGTGACTGCCCATCCATGGCCGCCTGTTGGCCAGTGGCCTCAAGCTCTATGTCGCTCATCGTTCGGTGGCCATCCTTTCGCTATTTTTTCCCAGGGTAAGTTGCTTGTGGCCCTCTTTATTACAAAAAATGTTTATTTGTCAAGTTATTATAAGTTTCAAATAAGCTCAGGCGACAATCAACTATCCTTTTTTTTGCCAACCATTTTACCGAAAAGCGCGTCGGCGATGCCTTCCGGTGACGAAATGTCAAGATCCTCATAGGCCTTGCCCGGGTTGTCGATCTGCTTTCGAATTTTCTCAAGCATCTCGCGGTCCCGGTTCAACTGCTTCCTCCCGAGAACACCCTTCCATTTGTGCCAGGTTTCCAGCCGGCGCGACGTCACGATCCAGTAAATGAAAACCATCTTGTAGCGTGCCGCTGTTTCCGGGTATTTCGGTTCAAGCGACGAGATGGCACGGCGAATCTCCCTGTTCATGCTGGCCGACCACGCACCCCATTCCTGATCAAACCTTGATTTTCCGGCTATTTTCGCGGCGCAAAACATCTTGTCGATCTTGTCGAGGTAGTGTTCCGGCGTATCGAACGTCGCTTTCATCAGAGACTTCTCCTTTGTCCTTACGCTGCGCCATAGTTGCCAAGAAGTCCGGATGGGTGCTGCATCGCCCCCCAAAACATCTGCCGGCCACGCGGATTGAAGTCGAAAACGGTCTTGAGGCGCCCGCCGTAGATGGCGCTGGCAAGCGAGTAGACCGCATCGTCCTGGACGCCATGCTTGTTTTTCTTTTCTGGCGAACCGAATTTCTTGGCATCCGGGTCATGGTCAAAACGCCGCATTTCTTCTCTCAGGATATCGTCCAGCTTCGACCCGGGAACATTGACCCGAGGAGACTTGAACCTGCCTGAATCCACCAGGATGTAAAGCTCTCCGAACATTGCCCGCTGATGCACACTATAGCTCGGCATCCAGGCTTCAAGATCGATCCCTTCGTCGTCGGCCCAGGGCTTCAGGTCCCACATGCCCCACCGTTCAACACCGATAGCGTCGATTCCGCCAAATTCCGAAGCCGCTTCCGACAAAACCCCCTTGATGCTGTCCAGGGAATGGTCCGCAATCACGCCCAGGCACAACAAAAAGTAGATGTAATTGAGCCCCATGGCATTACTTTTGGCGTCGCTCGTCGCTGAAACGTCGCTCCCTCTGCTAGCAGACCCGGCCAACCCCTTGGCAACGGTTGTAAGCAGGGTTCTCGCACCGGTTCTGCCGGATTTCATCGGGTCGGCACGGTCCACGCTGGCCAAAATCGCCCAATTTGTGTCAAAAAGCTCGCCAAGAGCCTCCAGGGCGCCCGCCGTAGCCATGACAATGCCGCTGGAATGGTGATCAAGGGTATAAACTGCGTCGACAGGCCACAACCGGCGGTCAACTTCGCCGATCAACATGCTCCTGCTCTTCATGTCGGCGCCTTCCGAAGACAAAAACTCCACCTGATCGACCAGATGGTTGCGCCTCTCGAGCATTTCGATGAGTGGACCGTGGCTTTCGGCGCTCCCGTCGCACCCCATGTACCCAACCGCGTCCACCTGTTCACGGGTAAAGACAACTTCCGCGCCGGCAGACCACAGATTCATGAAATATCGCTCGAACCCTCCGAGGATAAATTTGACGCGGTATGAATCCAGCTGCTCCTGAGACTGTTCTGGGTGCCAATAGTCCCGGTAGTCCCCGGTCTTGCTGTACCGGTAGTCAAAAAACAAAGTTTCATCCTCGTTTTTCTGGAACGACTGGTAGAGCCTGTAAAGAATGTGATCCTTCGGCGATACCGTAGAGTCGATCACGCCAAAAGCGTTCGGAATGTTTCGAATCGAGCCGTCAATCTGTTGAAAAAACTCATGGTCCTTGAGTTGGAAAAGCTCTGAAAAGGCGTACCCGGTAATGTTGGAAACGATGCCGGTGAAGTTCGACATGGACCGGATGAAAGAAACAACATTGCCACTCCTGTCCGTAATCCGGATCTCTTTTTCCTGGATGTTTTTCGTGCCGACAAGGCGCAGCAGCTTCGGCGAGTTTTCGATGGTCTTGCGGATGATGCCGTATTGGACGAATTTTGTCTGGTCCTTGCTGTTGGCACAAAGCATGATCTCCTGATTCGGCCAACAGAAAAACTTCCACATCTGGATGAAGCATACCAGATACGTTTTCCCTTCGCCGCGGGGCCAACACAAAACAATCAGGCGGTGCTTAAATTTTCCGTCCTTGAGCACCAGCGCCCTGCGCACAACCTTCTTTTGTTTCTCCCAAAACTGCTTGTAGGACCTGCCAGTAATCGGGTCCGGCGCGTCCGGCAACTCGCCGAGAAGCGTCCACACCGGCACCATGGTCCCCGGCATGATCACGCGGATCCGGATGTGCTCTTCCGCCCACAAGATGAACCCCTCAGCGCCATTGCGATAACGCTCGTACCTTTCAAAGCGCTCTTTCGCAGTTTCCCCTTGTCCGGCCTGGCGGCCCTCGTCACCACTTTCTGGAATCTCGACGCGAAGGTATGCCAATATCCTTGACCGGCTCGGCTGCTGAACAGGAGACTGAAGGAGGGGATCGTAGATAAAACCGCCGGCATAGACCCCCATGCGGTCTGCGCGCCCCTCTTTGTCGCTACCGATCCAGATGAGAGCATCGCTGGGCGGCATGGATTTCCCGCGGTTTATCATCTTGCGCGGCGTGTGCTTTATCTTGAGCTTTGAAAGCGCATCGATGATCTGCCCGACCGATGCGGTCAGGTTTTCTCCGATGGCCTCGGCCGCTTCGGCAACAGGAATGCCAGCCAGCATCGCCAGAGCAACCTGCGCCTGGCCAAACCCCGGCTCAGGCTTGATCAACTTGATCGACAACGCTAAAATTCTCCGATTATGGCATCAAGGTGTCCCGGATCTCCGTAGGTCAGGTTAAAGGCCTCGTCGTCCCCCGGATCCGTGGTCGACTCGTCGGGCCTCGGCGGTGTTTTGGTCAAGACGTCCATCAGGCCGGCCTGGTCCGCCAGTTCGAGGATATTCGCCTTCGCCATAAGGCTCATGATCGCCGAACTGGTTTGCCTGATTTCGCTGAAAAGCGGGTTCATCCTTGCCAAGCCCTTCTGGGTGTCAATAAAAACCTCGTCCAGGGTCATCGCCAACTGTTTTTTGTGCAAAATGATCAGGTGGCGGAACAGAGGCATGATCTGCATGCCGATGATTTGCGCCAAAAACTTGCTCGGGACCCGGTTGAGAAGGTCGACAAACGGGTTGAATGCAGCCTGAATCCATTTTTGTTCAAGCGTGCAAAGCCCTTCTTTCTCGTATGTGCAAATGCCGAACAGCGGGCATTCTTCCTTGGTG